CTCCCGCCCTAGTTGGGTAGATTTATTCACAGGTTTTTCCGTTGGAGCCTGCTCCTAGTTGCAAGTTCCACAAATAAAATATAAAGTGCCTGTAGGAGTCCCTAGGGGGTCTAAAAAATTTCAATTCTAATTTCGTTTGGAGGTTCAGGTGCCGAGGTACAAGGTCATGGAGGAGTGGGATATAGACCCAATGATCGAGTTGGGTGCAGCGATGCACGCGGAGAGTGCCTTTCGTGACTTGGACTATAGTCGTGACAAGTGTTTTCAGTTAGGTGTGCGTTGTATCTCGCACCCTGATCGTTACTTTGGATACTGCGCGTATGAGGGTGACGAGTTGACGGGTATGTTGATTGGTCAGCTGGTGCCTTACTATTTTGGAAATGACCTTCTCGCAAACGACATTCTCTGGTATGTTAGGGAGGACAAGCGTGGTTCGATGATGGGTATTCGTTTGTTGAATGCCTTTAGGGACTGGGCAAAGGAGCGAGGTGCGAGTGAGGTTTGCATTGGCGTTTCGACTGCGTTAGACTTGGATAGGACGCATAAATTGTTGTCACGGATGGGATTTACACATGTTGGTGGCACATTCAAAGAGGCGGTGAAGAATGTTGAAGCTTGATTGGTTGACTCTTGAACCTCGGTTCATTGATCGGAGTGTTTGTTTTTGTACTGGTGGCAGTGATACGAGCGGCGATGAGCCAGACGGCGTAACGTTTACTTCAGGCCCGGGTTACAAACCAGGCGATGGTATTAAGATTAGTTCTGACACGTTGGCTGCAAATTCCACCGATGACACTTATAGAGGGTTTAATACTTCTCCTGCAAGACAAGCTGAGATTTTTGGAACGGGCACTTACAACGATCCGTATGAAACTGGCACGGGGGCTGATCCAAACATTGGATTTGTATCTGGTGTCACGGGCGATGCAGAGTTTACGGGTGCTCCGTCTGTTGCGAGTGCTGCGTTAGCATCATTAGATGATTCTTTCAACTTGTCTCCTGCTGCCTCTCCATCACAGAACCTGACCGCTGAACAAAAGGCTATTGTTGAGACTGCTCTTTCTAGGGGAGAGCAGCCACCTGACTTTAGTAAGCCAATGACAGTTGCGGAGTTAGCACGCGAAAAAGAACTTGAGGATATTTTCAGTGAAACCAACCTTGACCCAGCAGCAGGTCAAGAGGAGCAACGCGCAAGAAACGAACAACAAATGGCTGACCGTGCGGTGGCGTTGAACGCAATCAATGACATGCTAGGTATTTCTCGTGCGCAGGATGCAACAGCACAGGATGTTCTTGGTGGTGGCATCTCGACTATTACCGGTCCTGTATCTCGTCCGCAGGTGCAGGGTCCGCCTCAAATGCCCGACACGGTATATGACTCAGACATGGGGATGGTCGGCTCTGGAACCTCGGCTCCTACTGGAGATTTGTACGGCGGTTATGAGGACGACCCAGCGTATGATGCGGACATTTTTGGCACACCTCGCTATGCTGGCGGCATTACAGGACTAGACGGCAAGTTGCAGGGCTTTGACATGACAGGTTACACAGGCCGGAGTGACCAGCCTCGTGACCCGAATGTTTCGAGCATGGGCGATTTTGTGGACACTGCAACAAGAGGCGGGATCCTAGGTAAGGTAACCGATTATGGAATAATCCCGAATGTTGTGTCTCGGCTCACGGGTCAGACACCTATGGACATGCGCCGCGAGAGTGTCAGAGAGTTCTTTGAAGCGGGTGCGCAGTTTAATCCAGAGTCCGGCAAGATGGAACTGCCTGCGGGTAAGGGGATGTTGAAGATGAGCGACTCCGGCATGGTTACTTACTCTGGTCAGTCCGATCCAAACTATACGGGCATGTACTCTAACTTGGTTAATCCTTCGACAGGTGGAGGCGGAGGCGGCGGTAGCATGACCGATGCGACAGGTGCACCTGTTAATGACCCTTGTCCACCTGGATACAAAATGGTTGATGGTTCTTGCCAGCCAGACGGCACTAGCACAGATGGTTCACAGGCAGGGGTCGGCAGCACAACCTTCTCGCCTTTCTATACACCGCAGCAGGTTGCTACAATTAACCCGTTTGTTCTTCAGCCCTATCCTAATCAAACCATGCCCTTTAGTTAGTCATGAGTCTTGAGACAGTACCAGAGGAAGTAGCACGCGAGATACTTGCTCTTCAGCAGCAGACGGTAAAGCTGCACATTCGCGAACAAGCGAAAGAAGAGTTCATGCCGTTTGTACACCATGTGTATGACGGCTTTGTTGAGGGAAGACACCACCGCGTTATTGCGGAAAAACTGGAACGAGTAGCAAGGGGCGAGTTGAAGAGGCTCATAGTTAATATGCCTCCTCGTCACAGTAAGTCAGAGTTTGCATCTTATTTGATGCCTGCTTGGTTCTTGGGTCGCAACTCAAAGCTCAAGATTATTCAAGCAACGCACAACACCGAGCTTGCCGTAAGGTTTGGTCGTAAGGTTCGTGACTTGTTAGCTACACCAGATTATCGAGTCGTGTTTCCCGATACCAACCTGAAGGCAGACGATAAGGCGGCTGGACGCTGGGGTACGGCAGAAGGCGGGGAGTATTTCGCGGCAGGGGTGGGCGCGGCGATGACTGGACGCGGTGCGGATTTGTTAATTATTGATGACCCGCACTCGGAACAGGACGCATTGTCGTCTACAGCATTTGATCATGCTTTTGAGTGGTACTCATCAGGACCACGACAACGTTTGCAGCCAGGTGGTGCGATCATTATTGTTATGACGCGCTGGGGCATGAAAGACTTGACAGGTCAGGTTTTGAAGATGCAGGCGCAGGACTCTATGGCTGACCAATGGGAGGTTGTAGAGTTTCCGGCTATTTTGCCAAGTGACAAGCCTTTGTGGCCTGAGTTCTGGAAAATGGATGATTTGATTAAGGTCAAGGCATCGCTTCCTGTTGGCAAATGGAATGCGCAATGGCAACAAAATCCGACAGCCGCCGAAGGGGCGATTGTCAAGAAGGAGTGGTGGAATGTCTGGGAAAAGGAAGATATCCCTTCTGTTAAATACATTATTCAATCATACGATACCGCGTTTAGCAAAAAGGAAACCGCTGACTATTCTGCTATTACCACTTGGGGAGTATTTGAAAACGAAGAGACAGGAGCAGACAATGTTATACTTATGGATGCGCGAAGAGGTCGCTGGAATTTTCCAGAACTTAAAGGCGTTGCGGCAGAAGAGTATGAATACTGGGAACCAGATATGGTCATCATTGAAGCGAAAGCTTCAGGGCAACCGCTGACGGACGAGCTGCGTGCGGCGGGTATACCCGTCATGAACTATACACCAAGCAAAGGTCGTGATAAGATAACGCGTATGCACACAGTTGCTCCGTTGTTTGAGGCGGGTATGGTGTGGGCACCCGAACAGAAGTTCGCAGATGAGGTTATTGAAGAGTGTCTTGCGTTCCCGCATGGGGAGCATGACGACTTTGTCGATAGCATGACAATGGCACTGATGCGGTTTAGGCAGGGTGGCTTCATCGAACTAGACGGCGAGAACGACAACGAAAATTGGTATCCTAGGAAGAAGGAGTATTATTGATGGCTGACAAGTCAACAAAAAAGAAGCTCAATAAGATTAGTGGGCAACTTAAAAAAGCTTCTAACATGCACGCGGCTCAGTCAAAAAAGATTGCTACACTCGCTAATTCTTTTAACGGTGGCGGCTTAGTCCGTAAGGGAACATTCAAAGGAACATTCTAATGGTTTTACCTCCACGCCCGATGGGCAGCTTGACAGACTCTGGTATTGAACCACCAGAGGGAATGGACATCGAAGTGCCGCAGGTAGAAGATTTTGCTGGTGGTGCAGAGGTCATGCAACAGCCTGACGGCAGTGCAATGATACAGGCTCTAATGGGCGGCGAGGGAATGGCGGTTGAAGCCGAAGCCTATGACCATAACGCGAACCTAGCCGAAATTATTGATGATGCTGTATTGGGTGAAATCTCTAGTGATCTTCGTGCTGCTTATGAAGATGACATGGAGTCAAGAGAAGAGTGGAAAGAAGCATACACAAAAGGTCTTGACCTTCTAGGTATTCGTTATCAGGAACGCAGTGAGCCATTTCAAGGAGCATCAGGCGTAACTCATCCTCTTATCGCTGAGTCCGTAACACAGTTTCAAGCACAGTCATACAAGGAACTTCTCCCAGCTGGCGGACCTGTCAAGACACAGGTTATAGGCTCGAAGACCGCCGAGAAAGAAGCACAAGCAAGTCGTGTCAAGAACTTCATGAACTATCAGATTACTGAAGTCATGGAAGAATTCGACCCAGATACCGACCAAATGCTTTTCTATCTACCTCTGTCTGGGTCTACCTTTAAGAAAGTATATTTTGACCCCGCTAAGAATCGAGCGGTATCAGCCTTTGTCCCTGCCGAAGATTTGGTTGTGCCGTACTCCGCAACAGACTTGGCAACAGCCCCACGAGTGACACATGTTTTGCGCATGGACGACAATCAAGTGCGCAAGATGCAAGTTGCAGGTATCTATAAGGATGTAGAGATAACCGCCACTGACGATGATGATGACATTGTTAAGGATAAGGTTGATGAGATTGAGGGTGTAAGTCGTGGATACACCGATGACATACATACAGTTCTTGAGTTTCATGTAGATTTAGACCTAGAGGGTTTTGAAGACGCAGGACCAGACGGCACGCCAACAGGCATCAAGCTCCCCTACATTGTGACGCTCGACCACGGGTCTGGCGAAATCCTGTCAATCACAAGAAACTATGAGCAAGGCGACCAAAGCAAAACTAAGCGTCAATACTTTGTTCATTACAAGTTTTTGCCTGGTCTAGGTTTCTACGGCTTTGGTCTGATCCACATGATTGGTGGGCTGGGTCGTGCGGCTACAAGTATTCTGCGTCAGTTGATTGATGCTGGTACATTGGCGAACCTGCCATCTGGCTTTAAGGCACGCGGTATTCGTATTCGTAACGATGATGAGCCTTTGGCACCGGGTGAGTTCCGCGACATTGATGCACCCGGCGGAGACATTCGTAACTCTATCATCCCGCTACCTTTCAAAGAACCGTCCGGCACACTAGCGTCACTGCTTGGTAGTTTGATTGAAGGTGGACGCAGATTTGTGTCAATCGCAGACCAGCAAATAGGCGACAACAAAAGCGGCGACATGCCTGTAGGCACAACAGTTGCGTTGCTTGAGCGTGGCATGAAAGTTATGTCTGCCATTCACAAACGTCTGCACTATGCGCAACGTATTGAGTTTCGTTTGTTGGCACAGATTTTGGCACAGAACTTGCCGCCTGTGTATCCATACGAGGTAGCAGGTGCACCGTCCGAAATCAAAGCACAGGATTTTGATGGACGCGTGGATGTTATTCCAGTATCCGACCCGAACATCTTTTCGATGTCACAGCGTGTTACACTGGCGCAGACACAATTACAGTTGGCGCAGTCAAATCCACAGATCCATAATCTACACGCTGCGTATAAAAGAATGTATCAAGCCTTGGAAGTGCAGAACATTGATGAAATTCTGCCACCGAAGCCACAGCCAAAACCCACAGGTCCAAGCATCGAGAACGCGAAAGCGTTGCAGGGTGAAATCATAAATGCGTTTCAAGAACAAAACCATGATGCACACATCATGGCGCATGTGACATTTATGAAGCTACCAATAGTGCAGACGACTCCAAACATTTATGCTATATTCATGGCTCACCTTCAGGATCACATATCCATGAAGGCGCGGCTTCAGGTTATGCAACAAGTACAGGCTCAACAGGCTGAAGCACAACAGGCCGCGCTGGCTGCTCAAATGGGAGCAATCGACCCAATGGTTGCTCAACAGGCTATGCAACAGGCTCAGACGGTAACGCCGGAACAGATAGAGTCCGAAGTGGCTTTGTTGGAGGCACAGTTTACTGAGGAACTAACTCAGATGCTGGCACCCGCACAAGGTCAACAGGATCCATTAGTTCAAATACGGCAACAAGAACTTGCCATTAAGGCCGCAGAGGCAGAACGCCGTGCACAACAGGATTCAGCGGAACTTGACTTAGAACGTCAGAAGCTCCAGCAAAAGGCCATGACTGACGCAGCGCGTATCGAACTCCAAGAGGAGATCGCAGAGGACAGAGCAGACGTTAACAGAGAGCGCATTCAGACCCAGCGAGAAATGGCGATGAATCGTGGCTAGGGAGATTTTAAAATTCTGGCGGAACTCGCGGCTGCAAATGCGGCTTTTACAATTATTAAGAAGGCTGTTCAAAACACAGGTGACATAGCCAAAGCAGGAAAAGCTATATCAGATTTTGTTATAGCGAAGGAAGAGTTACAACGTAAAGGCAACAAAAAGAAAAAGACTGGAGTTAGGTCTTCTGATTTGGAAGAGTTTATGGCTCTGGAAAGCATCCGGCAGAAAGAACAACAGTTAAAACAAATTATGATATACACAGGCAGGCCTGGGCTTTGGCATGATTGGCAAAAGTTTCAAGCAGATGCTAGAAAAGAAAGAAGGGTAAGAGAGGAACTTGCAAAACGCAGAAGAGCTGAAATACTAGATGCTATTGGAATAGGAGCGGTGGTGTTGTTAATATCAGCTATGGTTGCAGGTTTAGTTGCTTGGATTGCGTGGTTGAAGGGGATGTTTGATTAATGAGTGCAGAAGACGTAGCAAGAAAGCTATTAGAACTTAAAATACTGCCCAGATTCATGATGTTGTGTATGACAGGCGTGTACATTAGATGCATAGAATGGGCACTTTCGCAGCCGGATTTAACAACTCAGCAGGCTTCGCTAATTTCAGTGGTCACGGGTGCCATGACAGGCAGTCTGGCAGTTTGGTTAAACTCAGAGAAGTAAATGCCAGCTAAATTAAATGAAAATACTGAAGTAGCTTTGCCGCTTCGGAATATTATCAGCATGGTTGCAGCGGCTAGTTTGGCAACGTGGGCTTACTTTGGGTTGATAGAGAGGCTCAATACATTAGAAACCAACCAGACTATGATGCAGGCTGACCTAGAGCAAAACACAGAGTTTCGGATTAAATGGCCTCGTGGCGAAATGGGCAGTCTACCTGCCGACAGCGAACAGTTTATGCTGATTGAGCATTTAGCAACTGAGTTAGAGAAGTTACAGGTAGAGATAGAAGAAGGCCGCGCTCCGTATGACCAGCAACAAAAATTGACACTAGAGTTTTACGAAAAACGTATTAGTAATCTTGAAGAAAACTTAGAAAAGATGCGGAACGGTGGTTGAGTTAACTTTTGTTTTATTGCTGGTTATGGGCGGGGAGAAAGTAGAATACACCCCGTACAAGTCACTTGGTGAGTGCCTTTCTGTGCGCCGCAAGATAAAACGTAATGTAGGCCACACCAACAATTTTGACCAAAAGTGGTCTTGTAAGGAATTAAAAGTTATGATGTTAAATGGAGAAATCTTAGATTTCATTGAGGAGTAAACTATGTTTCAGGCTCTTATTGGCCCTATCGCATCATTGGCAGGCTCATTTGTTGAGGGGCAGGTATCCAAGCAAAAGGCGAAAGCAACTCTTGCACAAACTGAGGCAGAAGCGAAAGCTGAAATAATGAAGACCGCAGCTACCCACGACAGTAAGTGGGAGTTGATTATGGCGGAGTCTACAAAATCCTCAATTAAAGATGAATTAGTCACGGTGATTATATTGATTCCCGTAATTCTGGTTTTTATTCCCGGCATGGAACAAGTGGTGAAGAATGGCTTTGACCGTTTGAACGAGTTGCCTGACTGGTATCAATACTTGGTTTTTCTTGTATGCTCTGCGGCACTAGGAATCAAGGGATTGGACAAGTTCCGTAAGAAGTAGTAATCTATGGCAAAGGAGACTGTCATGCCAAAGAACAAATATACTGAAAAGCAAATGAAAATTGCTCGTGTAGCAGAACCGCGTGATGAAATCACAGGTGCGGATTTTGAGAAGCTCAACAATAGTAAAGCTATGGGCGGCATGATAAAGTACGCTGAAGGTGGTGATACACGCCGCGAGATGCTGATGCAATTACGCGAAGACGCTCTAGAAAAAGGTGACGATGATGCAATTAAAGAGATTGATGCAGAATTGTTTCAGATGGGTGATGATGGCGGTACAAAGAAGCTTCGTTACGGCGGTAAGGTCCAAGGGTACAAAGATGGTATGTCAGTGTCAGTAAACCCATCCAAAGGTCGTGGTTGTGGTATAGCTGTATCAGGCAAGAGCTTTAGCGGAACCTACTGATGACGATTAACATCTCCATAAGCATTTTGCCTGATGGGGCGATACCTGTAGATGTAATGGGCGGCGAAAACAACAACTGTCCATTAGCTACGCAGGATGAAGAACTTAACGCTGAAAATCGTCAGATAGCGGTTGAAGAAGCGGACTATCGCGAAGCACTTCGCGCAGAATATGTATGTGGAAATTGTTCCGCGTACAACCAAACCGATGAAATTAAGAAATGCATCGGTGACGATACAGGCAACACTGGATATTGTCAGATTTGGAAGTTTGTGTGCGAGAGCAAGAACGTGTGTGATAATTGGGCAGAAGGCGGTCCTATCACCAGTGAAAAACAACCTTCCTACAAAGACAATATGTAATGGATGTTGCAGACTTTTCAAAACATGTTTATAACTTACTAGCAAGACGCGAAGAGCAAATCGCGGAGATGCTAACATCTGGTGGTGTTCAAAACTTTGAGCAGTACCAGCGGCTTGTAGGCGAGGTACAGGGTCTTGTCTACGCTAAAGAAGAGATTAAATCCCTGCTGGAGAAACACATAGACGATGCCGAAGACTTTATACGTTCCTGATCACATCGCGCAGGCAAAAGACAAACCCTCAGTTGAAACCGCTTATGTTGAGCAGACAGACAGGGTTCTTGACCCAAGTTTAATCGACAAATCTTTGACAGAACGCTTGCCGCAACCAACAGGTTGGCGGCTTCTTGTTATGCCTTATGCAGGTAAGGCTAAGACAGACGGCGGTATTTACATCCCAGATCAAGCACGAGAGCGGGAAGCATTAGCTACCGTTGTTGCGTATGTTCTGAAACTAGGTCCATTGGCTTATCAAGATCCAAATAAGTTTGGAGACAATCCAGAGCCGTGGTGCGAAGAAGGCCAGTGGGTCTGCATAGGCAGGTATGCTGGGTCTAGATTTAAGATTGATGGCGGTGAAGTTCGCATTATTAATGATGATGAAGTTATCGCAACAATTCTTGAACCTGATGATGTAAAACATGTCTGAGGAGTTAAAAATGGCAGAGGCCGAAACGCAAGTTCAGGAGGACGAAAATGTTGAAGTTACTCTTGATCAGTCTAATGAACCTGATGAAAAGAATACTGAAGAAGTTACTGTTTCGTCTGAAGATACGAGCAGCGATAGTCCAGCTTCATCTGATGATGAGTTGGACAACTACAGTAAGGGTGTTCAAAAACGTATTAAAAAGCTGACCGAAAAAGTTCGCTTTGCAGAACGAGACAAAGAAGAAGCGACTCGTCTTGCTAAGACCATTAAGGAAGAAAACGAAGAACTAAAGTCTCGCCTGACAAGTTTAGATACTGGATATTTAAACGAATACGGCACTCGACTTGAAAGTCAGCTTTCACAGGCTAAAGCCGCATATCGAGATGCTCATGAACGTGGCGATGTGGATTCTATGTTTGACGCGCAACAGGCATTGTCTAAAATCTCTATAGAACAGGAGAGATACAGACTTGCAAAACAGCGACAAGAACAACAACCCGCCGCGCCAGCCGCAGAAACAACACATAGTCAGGTTCAACCCAGTGCTGCACCGCAGGCGACAGCTCCAGACCCAAAGGCGGAAAAGTGGGCGGAAAAAAATGAATGGTTTGGTGATGACGAGATTATGACGCAGGCCGCGTTTGTCATTCACAACAATCTTCGCTCTGAAGGGTTTGACGGAACCGAAGATGAGTATTATACTCAACTTGATACTCGTCTAAAGGAACGCTTTCCTAAAGAGCTTGGATCAAAAGAAAACGAGGGAAGTCCGAGGGTCGCCTCCGCTTCAACTTCCGCATCTCGCAGTACAAAACAGGGGCGCAGGACCGTCAAGTTGTCACCGTCACAGGTGGCTATTGCTAAAAAACTTGGTGTTCCTTTAGAAGAATACGCTAAGTATGTAAAGGACTAGACCATGAATGACGCAAGAAAACCTCGGTCAACACAAACACGCGAAAAATCTTCGCGCCGCAAGCCTTGGGCACCGCCCAGCCGCTTAGATGCTCCTGAAGCACCTCCTGGATATCAGCATCGCTGGATCAGGACTGCACTCAGAGGTGAAGAAGACAAAATTAACGTTCATTCACGACTTCGTGAGGGATGGGAACCAGTCAGAGCCGATGAGTACCCCGGATCCGAGTTTGCTTCTATTGATGATGGTAAGCATGAGGGAGTTATTGGAAACGGTGGGTTAATGTTAGCCCGAATACCTGAAGAGACAGCGCAGGAAAGAACCGAATATTACCGGGGACGGACCCGCGAACAAATGACAGCTGTAGATCAGGACCTTATGAAGGAACAACATCCTTCTATGCCTATCACTAATGAAAGGCAAAGTCGTGTAACCTTCGGAGGCCGCACTCGCGACTCCGATTAATTAGAGAGGTATTGCTATCATGGCAAATTCCAACGGTGCTTTCGGACTTCGTCCGATTGGTGTAGTCGGTCAGGCTGCAAACACCAATGGTGCGACTGAATATCGTATCGCCTCTGGAAACACAAACGCGATTTACCAAGGATCCCCTGTTATCCCACTGTCAACTGGTTTTATTGACATTGTTGGCGCGGCTGCTGGTGGATCTGTAGGTCTTGTTGGTGTGTTCTGGGGTTGCGAATACGTTTCGTCCACCACTGGTGAGAAAATTTTCTCAAACTACTGGCCTGGCTCAGGCGCGGATTCTAACCATCCCGTCAAAGCCTTCGTGTATGACAATCCAATGCAAACATTCGTTATCGCATCAGACGCTTCATTGACAAATGAAAGCACTGCACGCGGTCATGTGTTTGCTAACGCAAACTTTGCAGCGGGTGCTGATGGTTCAACAACCACAGGTATTTCTTCTGCTAAGTTGGGTGTCAGCACTATCGCAACTACCAACACGTTACATCTGCGTATTATGGGTATTCAAGACGACCCTGAAAATGCAGACTTTACCGCTGCTGGTATTGGTTTAATTGTTCGATTGAATAACAGTTTCAACTCACCAAACGGTGCGATTGCGGCTGGTACTCCATCGACTACTGGCGTATAAGGAGACTGAGTAATGGCTATTTCACGCGCACAACTCGCGAAAGAGCTTGAGCCTGGTCTTAACGCTCTTTTTGGCATGGAGTACAATAGGTACGAAAACCAACATGCCGAAATTTTCACCACTGAGTCCTCAGATCGTGCATTTGAGGAAGAGGTGATGTTGTCAGGCTTTGGAGCCGCTCCGACTAAGTCGGAAGGTTCTGCCGTCAGTTTTGACGATGCCAACGAAGCATTCACCGCTCGGTACAACCATGAAACCATTGCACTGGCATTCTCAATCACTGAGGAAGCAGTCGAAGATAACCTGTATGACCGCTTGTCATCTCGTTATACTCGTGCTCTTGCCCGTTCAATGGCTCACACAAAGCAGGTTAAAGCTGCATCTATCCTGAACAATGCATTTACCGCTGGCGCGTCAGCTGGTGGTGACGGTGTTGCTCTGTGTGATGCATCACACCCGCTTACAAACGGCAACACGTTTGCAAACGAACCCGGAACAGCTGCTGATCTGAACGAAACTTCTTTGGAAGACGCTTTGATCAACATCGCAGGTTTTGTTGACGAACGTGGCCTGAAAGTTGCACTGCGTGGCACAAAGCTGATCATTCCGCGTCAGCTTCAGTTCATTGCAGAGCGTCTGATGGTGTCTAACCTTCGTGTTGGAACTGCTGACAACGATGTAAACGCACTTCGGTCAATGGGAATGTTGCCGGACGGCTACGCTGTCAACGACTTCTTGACAGACCCAGATGCGTTCTTCATCATGACAGATGCACCTCGTGGCTTCTTGCACTTTGAGCGTGTTCCTCTGTCAACTCAGATGGAAGCAGACTTCGACACAGGCAACATGCGGTTCAAGGCTCGTGAGCGTTACAGCTTCGGCTTTTCTGACCCACGTTGCGTGTTCGGTTCACCCGGCGCATAAACAGTTTCCTCCCTGGAGACTTAAAGGGCGGCTTTTCAGTCGCCCTTTTTTGTTGTATAGTTACTTATCCCTGACAGTCGCATGGTGCGGCTGACACTAGCCGAGACAGGAGATTAAATTGGCTAATACAACATTTAACGGTCCCGTCCGTTCAGAAAACGG